GTTCCGTTTCTAGTACAGGGAATACTGGCACAACAACTATAAGTGAAGCTGATAATTCTACTGTTCTTGTAGGCACAAATCATACATTTCAATCTAATTTAACTTCATTTAGTAGTCAGGCAATTGGAAATTATTTTGGAGGATTGAATAATACTACTTGGGCAGGTTATGCAGGTGGTAATAATTTGACTAATATAAATAATGCAAACTTTAGGATGGAGTTTAATGATTCTTTTCCTGAAGATAATCCTCCAGGTGGTGGTTTAATTGTAGGTCCCGGAGGGTCTTTAATACAAAGCAGTTATACGTCAAATGCAGGTAAAGTTACTGGTCCCAATGAACCTACCTATAATTCTGTCGTTAATGGTGTTAGAATAATGCAATGGGCCAGTGCAGGTTTTGACCCTAGAGGTGGTGATACATATACTGTAACCATCACAATCACTAGTAGTAAGTTTTACATGACCATATATCACCCCACAGCGGGGTGGAACTCTGCTTATTCACCATTAGCAGGGGGTGTCATACCTAATGCAATAACTTCAACAGGCAGAAAGTTTACATTTACAAATAATTTAGCAATACCATGTGATTTAGGTGGCAGTGATCCATTTAATGTTACAGGTGTTGGTGCAGGTGCAACTGCTGTTGTCAACAGAAATTCGACAGATGGTTCTTTTAGTTTGATTGGTACTATATCTGGTAGTGATGGCAGTAACAGGCCTTATGCTTTAAAAGAAATTAACGATGGTACAGGCAGTGTTGATGAAACTGCTTATACTGGAATTAAATCAGTGAGTGCGTTCTAATGCCTATGACAGCTTTAAAATTTAAACCTGGTATTGTATCTGACATTACATCTTATAGTAATGAAGGTGGCTTTGTTGATGGAGATAAAGTAAGATTTAGATTTGGTTTTCCAGAAAAGTTTGGTGGTTGGGAAAAATATAGTCCTAATCAATATCTAGGTAGTGCCAGAAGATTACATAACTGGGTAGCTCTTGATGGTTCTGACTTTCTGGGTATTGGTACACATCTTAAATACTACATAGAAGAGGGTCAGACATTTAATGATGTAACTCCTATTCGAAGCACGACAGCACTAGGTGACATAACCTTTTCTGCTTCCGCTAGTGAAAATTTTGATTCTACTGGAGGTAATTCAAATGATTCTACATTAGTCACCGTTAATGACCCAGCACACGGTGCAAATGAAAAAGACTTTGTAACCTTTTCTGGTGTTGCAGGTTTAGGTGGAAATGTAACAGCAGCTTTATTAAATGCAGAACATCAAATAACATCAATAGTAAGTTCTAATTCTTACAAAATAACACTTTCTGTTTTAGCAACTGGTTCCGACACGGGTAATGGCACTTTTACAGATGCTACTTGTGATTACAACGATGATCCAACTATAACAATGGATTCTACTGCTTCTCTCATTGTAGGTGGCACAGTAAGCGGCACTGGAATACCAGCAGGTGCAACGGTTAATTCAATAACAGATGGAACAAATTTTGAACTTAGTGCTTCTACTACTGGTGGCTCAGTAACTAATGGAACTTTAACTTTTAATAATTCAAAAGCAGTTTATCAGATTAATGTTGGTTTAGATGTAACAGTTGGTGGAACTGGTTGGGGTGCTGGACAGTGGAGCGGTACAACATCTGGTGCTTTGGCAACAACAATAAATGAAGGTGGTACTTTTTCTAATTCAGATACTACATTAACGGTAGCGAGTTCAAATCCCTCACATCAAATAGTAACTAATGATGTAATTGTGGTTGAAAATGAGTTAATGCTAATAACTAATGTTTCAAGTAATGATTTAACAGTTGTAAGAGCATATGCTGGGACTGGAGCTGCTTCTAATGTAAATACTGCAGGTCATGGAAGTGGTAACGCTGCAACAGATGCAGTTTCTCATGCAGACGGAACTCTTGTTAGATTGGCAGTTGGCAATGCAGATTCTGCAAATGACTTTGTTGGATGGGGTAATGCAGCAAGTGTCACGGTTCCTGGAGCACAGATTAGATTATGGTCACATGATAATTTTGGTGAAGATATAATTATAAATCCAAGAGATGGTGGATTGTTTTACTGGGACAAAACAAATGGATTAGGTAACAGAGCAGTAGAGCTTAGTGCAACAAGCACATATTCTGGAGAAACAAGTGTACCTACTGTTGCTAAACAAATTCTTGTATCAGACCAAGATAGACATATTATTGTGTTTGGTTGTGATGGATTAGGTGCAAACTCGTCTGCACCACAAGGCAACGGAATACAAGATCCGTTGTTGATCCGTTTTTCCTCACAAGAAAACCCAGTAGATTTCTTTCCGACTGCTACGAATACAGCAGGTGATTTAAGGTTAGGTGGTGGATCTACCTTCGTACAAGCTGTTGAAACCAAACAACAGATATTAGTCTTCACTAACAAAACACTACACGCCATGAAGTTTATAGGTCCACCATTTACGTTTGGTCTTCAAGAATTATCAAAGAACATAACTATAATGAGTCCTTTTTCTGCTGTTGCAGTTGAAGATGCAGTGTTTTGGATGGGTGTTGATACATTTTATGTTTATGCTGGAGGTCAAACAGCACAATTACAATGTACTGTGAAAGATAAAGTATTTTTAGATTTTAATTTTGAAGAGAGAGATAAGGTTCATGTGGGTCTTAATTCTGAATTTAGTGAAATATTGTGGTTTTATCCATCGGCTGCTGGTACACAAATAGATAAATATGTTGCTTATAATTATTTAGAAAAAGTTTGGTATTATGGCACACTTGCAAGAGACGCATGGATTGACAGAGGCATAAGAAATTTGCCACAAGCCACTGATAATCAGTTTTTATATAACCATGAAACAGGTTTTGACGATGATGGATCTGCCATGACTTCTTTTATAGAGTCTTCACCTATCGATATAGGAGACGGAGATAAGTTTTTGTTTTTAAAACAAGTTATTCCAGACATAACATTCAACGGATCTACAAGTTTAAACCCAGATGTGTCATTTACTATGAAAGCTAGAAACAACCCTGGTGCTAATTTTAACGAGTCAACATCTAGTACAACAACAAGATCTGCAACTAGTCCTGTAGAACAATTTACAGAAAAACTAAACTATCGTTTACGAGGTAGATCTTTTTCTTTAAGAATTGATTCTACATCACTAGGAACAAAATATAAATTAGGCACACCTAGAGTAGATATAAGAGAGGACGGCAGACGATAATGTTAATATCTAGTATTCCTCAATATATTCAAGGTATTACAAATGCAAAGTTAAGCTTAACTGGAATAACTGCAACAACCTTATTTACAGTTCCTAGTGATGCCGATTTTAATGCAGCAATAGTTAATTCTATTTTAGTAGCAGAAACAAGTGGTAACGCTGATACGATTACAGTCACAGTAACAAGTGGTGGTTCTACATTTACTTTATTTAATGTCAAAGCTGTAGATGCTAACACAACTGTAGAATTACTTACAAAAGATTTAGTATTACAGAGTGGTGAGATATTGAAAGTACAAGCAGCAACAGCAAATAGACTACATGTCGTTGCAAGTATTCAAGATTTATCTAAAACAAGGATAACAACAAGTGCGTTATCAAGGATATAGGATTGTAGAAATAACAAAAAATTGGTAATATAAGCTATGGGAATATTTAAAAACATCACAAAAACATTAAAAAGAGCAGCACCAATGATTGGTAGTGCTATCGGTATGTATTTTGGTGGTCCACTTGGTGCTTCAATAGGATCTGGTATAGGATCTCTTGCCGCAGGTAGAAGTGCAGAAGAGGCATTAAGAGATGCAGCGTTAACTGGAGCTACTACATATGCAATTGGTGGCAAAGACTTTGGAAAGGGATTTAATTTTGATACATCTGGATCTCCTTTTGCTAGTAGAGAGATAGTTGGTGGTGCTAAGACAGCTATACCTAGTTATGGTGGAGGTAGTATGGTAAAATCTGTACCCATAAGTCAATCTGGTAGTTTCTTTACTTCTCCAACTGGTATAGCAACTCTTGGTTTAGGAGCGGCAGCTTTAGGTGGATTAGATGAAGAAGAAAAACCAACTATGGGTCAAAGAAGACCAGACCCAGTAGGTAAATCAAGATTAGGAATAGGTTTGATAGGAGACAAAGCCTACAACTTAGATGATGAAGAAGAAAGAAAACAATACTTTGAAGATCTTAGAGAAAAACAAGGTGTTTCTCCAACTAAGTTTTCTAGAGGTGGTCTAAATGCACTTGGAAATCAAATTGCTAAACAAATAACACAACCAATACAAGGTAAAATGGATCAAATCGGTCCTTTCTTAGATGAAGTTAAGAATAGTGCAGAACAAAAGTTTGGTGTAACCTTGAATGGTCAAGGTGGTGGCATGGGTCTGAATCAATTAGGTGGTGGTTTAGTTGGTCGACCTGCAACTATTGGTCAAGGTGGTGGCTTTAATCAATTAGGAGTGCCTTTAGCTAAACAAAATCCTAGTGCTTTGTTTGATCTAATGCAAAACAGACCTGGAAATCAAACTCAAACAACACCAAAAGATTATAGTGTCTCTGGGATGAGACCAGCTTACATGCCTATGGATGAAGACGGAGATGGAATAGATCAGTTTGGTGCAGTGATGCCAGAGTTTGAAGCCAACCCACTTGGAGGAATGACAGAAGAAGAAGGCACTAAATTTTTATCTGATGCTTTTAATAAAGGTGTAACACAATCGGTTGGCGCTGCAACTCCGTTTGGATCAGGTCAATCAAGATTAGGTGGAATTGGAGCAATGAGTAGATTATTCATGAACACTGGTGGAGAAGTAAACGGACCTGGGACAGGAACAAGTGACTCTGTACCAGCAAGACTTTCTGATGGAGAGTTTGTATTAACTGCCAAAGCCGTAAGAGGTGCTGGAGGTGGTGATAGGGACTTGGGTGCAGCAAGAATGTATGATATGATGTCTAAACTAGAAAGGGTTGCGTAATGGCTACACAAACACAAGAACAAATTGTAAGGTTAGCTCCTTTTCAAGAACAATATTTAGCAGATTTATTTGCTAGTGCAAAAGCACTAACAGGTGATGGAACACAAATGCCTTTTTCTGCTCAACAGTTAGCAGGACTTTCAGAGGGACAACAAAAAGCGATTGCTAGTGCATTAGGAGGAGTTGGAGCTTTTCAACCTTTTCTAGATCAAGGTAGTGCAGCCGTATCTCAAGGGATTATGGGAGCAAAAGGTGCAAGTTACGATCCTACTTCTTATCAACAGTTCATGGATCCTTTTACAGAAGATGTTATTGCAAGAACTCAACAAGACATCGCAGACAAAGGAGCACAACAACAATTACAAGCTCAAGCAAGTGCCGCTGGACAAGGTGCATTTGGTGGTTCTAGACAAGCAGTTCTACAAGGACAAATAGCCGCCGATACAATGGATCAACAGGCAAGAACTGGAGCACAGTTAAGATCACAAGGTTTTCAACAAGCACAAGCTGCTGCACAACAAGCTGCACAACAACAACTAAGACAAGCTCAACTAGCAGGACAGTTGGGTGTATCTCAAGCTGGTCTTGGACAACTAGGACAACAAATGGGTGTTCAAGATATTAATACATTATTAGGAATTGGTGGTCTACAACAAGGACAAACACAAAAAGAACTTGACGTAGCTAGAGCAAATGATTTAGCACAACAAGCACTACCTTTCCAGAGAATAGGTTTTATGTCTGATATCTTTAGAGGTGTACCAGCACTACAACAGACATATTCAACCACGACTACACCACCACCAAGCAGAACATCACAGTTATTTGGACTTGGTATTGCTGGTCTAGGTGCAGCGGGACAAGCTGGCGGATTCAGTAACATATTTAGATAGGCGATGATATGACCGTATACAATAGAAAGATGTTTCGTAAAAAAGGTGGTGGAGCTGCTGGTATCATGGCTAGTGGACCAGAGTTAATAAAAGCACAACAAGGTGTTTTTATGGGGCCTGGTAATCCAACGCAACCTAATCTTCAAATAGGTGCAGGTGCAAAAAAAATAGAAAGAGTAGGAAATCAAATATTTATAAATCCTGCGATACAAACAACAGCAGGTGGGTCTGGAACTTATACTGCTCCAAAGCCAGGAGATCCTAATTACATCCCTACAACTTCATCTAGTATACTAGAGCGTTTATTTCCAACAACAATGGGATTATATAACTTATCTACAGACGCAAAACAAAAAATACAAGATAATATTGAAACAATAGAAACAGGTTTAAAAAACAGAAAAGCGAGACAAGATAAAACAAAAATATCTCCAATGAGTCAAGCAGGTATTGAGGGAGCAACTGGTTCAGAGCCTTCAATAGAAAAAGCAGGCGATGTAGGAACATTTAATATTAACGAGTTTCAAAAAAATGCTCCCAGCTCTTTTGATGATACAGTCGCTAATTTGAAAGCATTTAAAACAAATATAAAACCTACAATACAAGAATTTAAAGAATATTATTCTGATTTACCATTAAATGTTTTCAAAGAAGGCAAAGAAATTTTAACTGGTGGTTCAGAAAAACTTGTATCTTTTTTAAAAGATAAATTAAAAAAAGTTTCAGACATTAAAAAATCTCAAGAAGATGAGGCTGCTTTTCTAGACGCATCTGGAGAAAAACAAGGAGCTGTTAGCAGAGAAGGAAGAAAAATTCTATATGAAGAAGAAAAAGATAGCAGAATACGTCAAGGATTTTTACCTAGTGATCAAAAGCCAGGTGAAGGTGAAGTTGTGCTCATAAATGGGAAAGAAAAATTTAAAACTGTTGATGATAAAGGTAATGAAGTAATAACAGATTTAACAGAAAAAAAGAAAAAAGAAGTTAGTATATCAGAAAATGCAAAAAATCTTGGAAGTGATGAGTACGACAAAAAACAATTAGCAACAACAGAAGAAACTGGACAAGGAAGTAAAGCTAATCAAACTGTTGCCCTTTTGGATTCTAACTCTGAAAAATCTGCAAAAGATGGTTTAACTAACACCTCTACTTTAGAGAAGTTGTTTAGAGATAAGTTAGCTGTTTTAAGTGACGATAAAACAAAAAGTAGTATAGGTGATATATTAGGTATTCAATCTTTTGATCAAATGACTTTAGGTGAAAGAACGACTGCGTATAAGTCTATTTTAAAAGCTACGTTGGGTGAAGACAAAGATATAAAGGATGATGCAAGTTTTAATTTAATCATGACAGGTCTATTAATTGCATCAGGTGATAGTCCAGATGCACTTACAAATATTGCAAGAGGATTTGCAAACGGACTTAAAATGTACGCAGACAATATAAGTGATAAGAGAAAAGAAAAAAGAGAGATAGCTTTAGCAGCCACTAAACTAGCTATTACTGCGGATGAATCTGCAAAAGAAAGAGTGTTTAAGGCAGAGCAAAATCGTCTTGACAGAGTTAGTAAAGAATTTATTGCTATGGCTAGTAAACAAACAAGTAAAAATAAATTAAGAGAAGCCATATATAAAAAATTAGTTGCTAATCCAGACGGTTACTTAGGTTTAAGAGACAAGTTAAACTACGCTAAACTGCCTGATTCTCAAAAACCAGCTTATTTAACTCAAATAACAAATAATTTAACTGATACTTTTTATCAATCTGGAGTAACTGGAACCACTGCAAATTTATCAGATAAAGATTTAAAAGGACATATGGATGCAAATAAAAAAGCTAAAGCAGATGGATCAGATAGATACACATATAATGGACAAGTTTTTGCAGTTCAATAGGAGTTATAATGGCAAAATTTACTCCGATACCAATAAACAATGAAGAAACGACTTTTGTTCCTAAACCTATAGTTGAGCAAATTACACTAGAAAGTGAACCTCCTCCACAAACAGAAGAGTCCACTTTTGCTGATGTAGCACAAGGTATTTTTTCTGGTATCATAAGAGGTGGAGCAGTAGAACCAGCTAAAACTGGTTTGACTTTATTACAAGCAAAGTTTGGTGGTCCAGATCAAGCAAAAGAATTAGAAAAAACATATCAAAAGTTTCAAGAATACACGGGACTAAAACCAGATAAAACTGGAGGTGAAGTATCAGAAAGAATAACTGGCTTCTTAACTAGTTATCTTACTTTGGGTAAGGTTTTAAAAGGTGCAAAATCTTTGATGGGTATAAAAGCACCACCACCAAGTATAGGTGCTTTTAGAAAATTATCTCCAACACAAAGAGTAATTCAAGCAGGTAAAACCAGTTTTAGAGGTGGAGCAGCAGAATTTTTATCTGCACCAGATGGAGCTATGACTTTATCCGATTCTTTTGATGCACTACCAGACGCATTGAAAACTGACAATGAAGTTAAAATAGATTCTAGAGATGAGGCAAAAAGAAGGTTAGCAAATAAATTAAAGTTAGGAACAGAAGCAACTGCTTTTGGTTTAGCAGTTGAAGCTGCATTCCCAGTTGTTGGAATAACAGTAAAAAGTGCATCTAAATTAAACTTACCTTTTCAATATAAAGGATACCAACTTGGCGTAGGAGGACTTGTAAAAGGTTTAAGTGATGGCATTGGTTTTTTAGGAGCTAATATAAACAAAGCATTAGGTCGTCTACCAGAGAGATACCTAACAAGCGCTGGTGTAACACCAAAAGAAATATATGAACAACTTCAAGATACAGTGGCTGTTACAAAAGCAGATGCAGACAAAGTGGCTAATACTTTAAGTTCTTTTGATAGAGAATTAAAAAAAGTTGTTAAGGCACAAGGATTATTTGGTAGAGGTAGACTAGGAATACAAGAAGCTCATGATAATTTATACGATTATTTAAGTGGAGCTAATGTCAATGCTCTTGATCAATATGGGCAAGGTGTTAAAACGGCTGCTAAAAGTTTAAGAACACAAATAGATGACATGTCTGATCTAATAGCCACAGACATAGGAAGAAGAATAGATTTAGGAGAAATTGATCCCACTCGTGGACAACAATTAATTAATACAATAAACGAACAAAAAGGTAGTTATATAAGAAGAGTATATGAGGGTGCTTTTAGTAAGGGTGAAACATTAGCAGATATTAAACTAAAACCAGAATACGCAGAATCGGTAAGAAAATTAGCGGCAAGATTTCCAGAGGATGAGAACGCAGTTGCCAGAGCAACTCAAGTAATAGACGATGCCATAAACGATAACGCAGTTAATTTAGCTATTCCTTCAGAAGAGACTGTAAAGTCGGTCGCCAAAGGATTAAAATTTGCAGATAATTTTTTTGGAAGAAAACCTTTATATGAAGTAATGGAAGGTATTTTTAAAGACAGAGATAAATTTTTGTATGGTATACCAGAATTTAGAACACTTGTTAAAGAAATAAAAGACCCAGTAAAAGTTGCGATTAGGACAATTGAAGATATGTCTACAACCTTAAATGCTAGTCGTCTTTATTCTAGTTTATCTACTCAATTAAAAAGCACAGCAGAACAAGGATTGTCATCTCTTCGTCAAGGAGGCAGACCTTTAATTATTTCTGGAGAAAATTTAACAGACACTAATTCAATAAATTTTTTAAGACAAAATGGTTATGTAAAATTAGATGAATATATGCCTCAAAAACCAATAGGGTCAGTTTTAGACGATGCTAGTGATGTTATTCCAACTGATGTAGACATAGAAAAAATGTCTATATTTGGTGGTAAATATGGTGCTTTATCTGGTGATTATGTAGCACCAGAAATATATAATTCTTTAACAATGCCTTTGCGTGGTAATAGTATTTTTAATGATCTTTTAGGAATAACTTTACAGTTAAAAGGTTTGTCTCAATATTCAAAAACTGTTTTAAATCCTTTAGCTCAAGTAAGAAATTTTATGTCAGGTCCGTTCTTTCTACTTGCCAATGGTGTAGTGGCTAGAAACATGAATCTAGGAGAAAGCATGGCTTTGACTTTCAAAAAATACGATAACTTATCTTCAGAAGAATTTAAAAAGTTTTTTGATACGTTTGGAAGACTAGGATTAAGAGATGAAAACTTAGC